GCACCGGCATTGACGAAGGCTTTGTATCTTCATGGGAAGAATTAGAAGGTATCATTTACAGCGAGTATGGCGGTCGTCGTATCTGGCGGGCGCTTATCGACACAGGCGGCGGCAAAGAAGAAGGCGCGCTGGTTTCACGCACAGAAGAAACTTATAACTTTATCCGCAAGAACCAAGGCCGCGGTGTCCAGCTCATGGGTGCTAAAGGTAGCTCTCGCAGTATGCCCGGCAAAATAAAAATAGGCGCTGCAATCGAAAGAACACCATCAGGGAAACCTATCCCCGGCGGTATTAGATTAGTGCAAATCAATACCGAAGCATTTAAAGATGCTATCTGGTGGCGCATCGAACGCACAGAAAGCAGCGAACCCGGCGCATTCTACCTGCACAATGAAACGCCCGATTGGTACTACAAGCACATGACCGCAGAAGAAAAGCGCGTAGACCGTGACGGCGCGGTTTCGTGGGTAGCAATCAGGAAAGATAACCACATTCTCGACTGTGAAGTTTTAGCCGTCGCCTGTATAGATCCTGAGTTTTGGGGCGGAATCAGAGTTTTACAAGCATCAGCGGCACAGCGACAAGTATTAAGCGCAAGACGGCAATCAAAGCCCAAAGGCCCGAACCCATACGTAGAGGGATTTTAAACAATGGCTTCAATTCTTTTCATTCAACAGTTTATCAAGTCTCAAGCCCGCGTAGTCGCCTATGACCCAAACGGCAAAGAAGGATTTAAAGCCGCCTGCCCTGTCTGCGCCTTCTGCGGCTTTGAACCCGGCAGAATCTTCGTAATGTGCACAATGGGCGACATTCGATACTGCGAATGCAGCCAATGCTTAGCCGATTTCCGCGCACAGGGCCCGACAGCAGCAGAGATAAAAGCCGAAAAAGAAGCAACGAAAGCCGCTGTATCTGTCATTGAAAAGCAGATTAAAAAGAGCAAGAAGCGGAAAAAGTAAACCACCCCAAACAAGCACCAGCGCCCACTGTAGATTTTACAGCGGGCGTTTTTTTATGCCCATTTTTTGTCTATACCTAAAGCAGAAAGCAACCAAAAAGGGGCAACTATGAGCACATCGGCAGAATTAACAACAGAACTCGCAGCTTATAAAGCGGCGCGTGATGCCATTTTGTCAGGTGCTCAGAGCTATTCCATTAGCGGCAGAAGCTTAACCAGAGCAAACCTTGACATAATCATAACCGAAATAGCAAGACTCGAAGCTCGGATAAGCCGCAAATCACGCGGTGGCGCGGTAAAGTCGCCCCTTCTTGGAGCTTAAAACATGATATACGACGCCATTGCAACCACAATCGCCAAAGCCATCGGCCTTGTTGCACCCGGTTATGCGCGTGAATACCTGAAAAGCCATGCAGTTATCAGGGCTTATGAAGCAGCAAAAACAACCGGCATCAACCGCAACTACAAGCCAACGCAATCAAGCGGCGCGCAAGAAAACACCGAAGCATGGCAAAGTGTCGTAAATAAAACCCGTGAATTAGTCAGAAACAACCCCCACGTCGCAGGCATGACCCGCCGCTTTGTTGCCGCGCTTGTCGGTGAAGGTTCATGGCCGCGCCCGAAAGTATTGAAAAACAACGCCGCTAACAATTTCGACTTTAACAGCGTCGTTAACAGCGACATTCTCAACCGTTGGGAAATGTTTGCGCCGACCGCTTGCGCCAACGGCGACAGCATTTATCAGCTTCAACGATTAGCCGCCAACCACTTTTTTATTGACGGCGGTTTGCTTATCAGAAAAGTTTACATCAAAGGCAAAAACGCCGCTGGCAAGGCTCAGAAGCAGCTTGCATTACAGCCGATTGAAATTGACCAGCTTGATAAAAGCAAAGACGTTGATACCGCTGCACTCCGTATTGTAGGCGGCAAAGAGCTTGATAATTATAATCGTGTCATTGCTTATTGGCTCAAATCGCGCCACCCTGCCGAACTTGATACCACGTCAGAGCGCGTTGATTCTTCGGAAATTATTGATATATACGACCGCGATAGGGCAAGCAGCATCGGCGGTATCAGCAGATTAGCGCCATCTGTAATGAATTTCCACAACATCGGCATGTATCGCACCGACACTATGAAGCTCGCCAGAACCGCTCTAGGCTTCGGCGTATTCGTGCAAACCGATTACCCTGACGACTTTTTTAAAGACGGCGAAACCGATGAGCAGGGCAACGAATACGAATTTGTAACACCCGGCGGCGTTCACTATCTGCGCCCCGGCGAAAGCATCAACACAGTTAAGCCTGAAAATCCCGGCACACAATACGAACCATTTTTACGCTCAGAACTGCGCGGCGCTTCCGTTGGCGCTGGCATGAGCTACGAATCAGTAAGCAACGACGGCAGCCAAACCAACTTTTCGGGCACGCGCCAAATGCTGCTTTTCGAGCGAGCGCTGACCCGCTACACATTCGCAATCTTTGAAGAAAAGTTTTACAGCGTTGTCTACAAGTGGTTCATCGAATTTGAAAAAGACTTTCGCGGTCTTCGCTTGCCAGGCTACGAACAAACCCCGCTTAAATTCCTGCGCTGCACTTGGAGCAGACCGAAAACCGAATGGGTTGACCCGCTGAAAGACAGTAAGGCCGCAGAACACGAGATAGCAATGGGCGGCGGCACCATTACGGAATACGCAGAAACGCAGGGCAAAGACATAGAAGAAATCGTTGCCACCCGCAAATATGAGTCGCTGCTTTTTAAGAATGCCGGTATCAGCATGGGCGCAAACACTCAGGAAGACGCGCCGGTATCGCTAGAACAGGCAGCAGAAGAAGCTGAAAAGGAAGGTCTTGAAAAATGGCTGACATAACCAAACTTAAAGCAATGATTGAAACATACGGCATAGGCGTTCGTGCAGGCGTTCTAACACCATGCCTGCAAGACGAAAACGAATTTAGAAAGCTTCTCGGATTGCAACCCGCGCCCGTAGAAGTCGCAGCGGATTGGGCAAGCACCGAAGGAATACGCCGACCAATTACGCTCGCGGGCAAGGCTGACACCGTTTTGCAGAATCAGCCAATGGAAGGAGAAGACGACAATGCCGAACAAGAATAAACGAAACGCGCCTGCCGGTGTGCCAATGGGCATGGTAACGCGCTCAGACATGATTTTTAAGCCCGAAACTTTCCGCGCCGAAGATAACAGCGTTGAGTTTGTGCTTTCCACCGAAGAACCCGCCCGCGTTTTTGATTGGGAACGCTTCGACATTATCACCGAAATACTCGCCCATGACGGCGTAAACACGCCCAAAAACGGCCAAGTTCCGCTTGTAAACAGCCATGACCGCAGCAGCATCGACAACATTCTCGGCAGCGTTCGCGATATCCGCGCTGAAAACGGCTCAGTCATTGGCCGCCTGTATTTCGCCGCCGATGAAGCGTCACAACGCGCCCTGCAAAAAGTAAAAGACGGGCACCTAGACAGCGGCTCGGTTGGCTATGAGCAGGCTGACAGCGTTTGGATCGATGAGAAGCAATCACTTTTACACAATGGCCGCAGCTACTCCGGCCCCGTTCTGCTTACCCGCAAGTGGAATCTTAAAGAATTTAGCCTTGTTGCCGTTGGCGCAGACCCGAACGCAAAGGCAAGGGCAGAAGAACCCGAAACAGTAATCCTCAGCCGTGAGGCTGTAAACGAAACCAAGGAGATTTTACCAATGGAAATTACCGAGAACAAACCCGTTGAACAGCCTCAGCTCGACGTTGAGACTATCAAACGCGAAGCCGTGACCGCCGAAAAATCACGCGCTGCCGCAATCAGATCGCTTTGCGCCAAGCACAACATGACAAGCATCATGGACAACCTGATTGATTCAGGCGCTACTATCGAAGTAGCCCGCGATGCAGTTCTTGAAGCCCTTTCAAACAAACCCGCCACAGTATCACCCGCCACAATCACAATGGGCAACACCGAAGACGAAAAATTCCGCGCCGCCGCTGCTGATGGTCTTATGGCAAGAGCTGGCATCAGAGTTGAAAAACCTGCACAGGGCTATGAAGTATTCCAGACCGCTGGCTTCAAAGGTATCGCCAGAGAGTGCTTGCGCAGGGCTGGCGTTGCTAATGCCGGACTGATGACCGACACTCAGGTTTTTGAACACGTTTGCCGCGCCGGCATGATGGGTAGCTCTGACTTTGGAATTATTCTCGATGCTTCTGCTTCAAAGGCAATGACCAAAGGCGTTATGTCAGCACAGCAGGCATGGCGGCAGGTATTCAGCAAAGGTATCCTGCCAAACCTTGAACGCGCAAGCCGCGTAAACATTGACGATGCGCCAGACATGGTAGCAACCCCAGAAGGTCAGGAAATCCAGCATGGCGTAGTTGGAAACAATGGCGAATACATTCAGGCGGTAACCTATGCCCGCAAAATCACAATCACCCGCCGCGCTCTGCTTGCTGACGATGTAGGCGTTTTCAATAGCCTGTTCGCCAAGTTCGGCGCTCGCGCTGCAAACAAAATCGATGAGATCGCTTTCGGTATCATCACCAGCAACCCGAACATGCGCGACGGAACCGCCCTGTTTGTAGCCGCTGCCTCACGCGGAACAAACCTTGCAGGCACTCCCGCCGTTGTAAGTGCAACCTCCGTTGACCTTGGCTATCAGGCCATAATGAAGCAGACCGGCAGTAACGGAACCAAGCTCGGTATCGTTCCACGCTATCTCGTTGTTGGCCCGAAAAACCGCGTAGCTGCACACATTCTCACGACATCAATGCAGGACACTACCAGCACCAGCAACGCTAACGGTGCATCAAACGCTTTCGCCGACCTGATTGCAATCACCACGCCGCACTTCGGCAACGAGTGGCTCATGGCCGCTGATGCCAACATGGCAGACACAATCGAAGTGGCTTTCCTCGACGGCAAAGAAACGCCGACCATTTACAGCGTTGACAACCAGGGCGACATTCTCGGCAAATCTTGGGTTGCTTACCTTGACGTAGGCGCTTCTGCCCTTGATTTCCGTGGCATGTTCAAAAACGCCGGAGCCTAACCCTTAACTCTATCGCGGGCAGCAATGCCCGCTTACCTAAAATCAGGAGAATTTAACAATGATTAATCAAGTATCAGACGGGCTGACCGTTCTTTATACCGCTTCTGCTGACATTGCATCAGGCGATCTTGTTCACCTTGGCACAGGTCTTTGTGGTGTTGCTGTAAACGATATTGCCAATGGCGCAACTGGCGCTGTAGCGCTCACCGGCGTTTATGAAGTTCCCAAAGTTGGCACAACTGCAATCGCGGTTGGCGCAATCGTAAAACTCGGAACTGCTGGCAATACCGTTGTTGCAATCACAACCGCCGACCAGACAATTGGCAGCTACCTGAAAGCTACTCCGGTCGAAGCTTCAACAACTGCGATGACCACCGTAAAAATCAAGCTGGGCGTGTAACTGCATGAGCTTGCTAATGACCTTTGATGCTGTGTTTGCGACTACATATAGCTGTTTTTTTAAGCCGCCATACAACACCGCAAGCGAAGTATCAAAGGTCATGGCGGCAAGCATTGAACGCGGTTTACAAGCCAAAGCGATTATTCGACACAACAGGCGCAAAAAGAAATGACTTTCAAAAGCCAACTAACAGCAGATGTTTCAGCGGTATTTTTCAATACTGCTGAGTTTGCCGGCGTTGGCACTTTTAAAAGCTTTTCCACAAACGCAGAAACCGCCAATGTGCCGTTCATAATCACGATCGGCGCCGCTGATAGCTCGCAACCTTACGGAGTGGCTGATGCAGCGTCGATAATGATACCCGTTTCGGCGCTTTCAGTAGAGCCGCAACGGCACGACACTTTAACTTTTAACAGCACTGTTTACACCCTGCAAGACCGCTTTAACGCTGACGACAACGTGTATCAATACTCAGTAGAAAGCGAAGAAAGGCACAATCCGAAATGATAGGTTTCAACGCCACAATGCAGGCCGAACAAGGCAGCGATGTCAGCAGCTTAATCGCTCAGATTCTCGCTGACAATGTTATGGCGTTGAGTCAAAAGAATAAGCTGGCGGTTGAAGTCTTTGACAAGATCGTGCGCCGATCACTGGGCAAAACTGGTTCAACTATTTTCAAAAGCCTGAAAAGTGGCTTTAAAGACGGCACTCTGAACATTGAGCCACTTAGAAAGCACCCTTTAAGCGGCGCAACGATGACAGATACCCTTGATAAATACAGGCCGTGGATGCTCACCAAAGATACAAAAATCAGGCCAGTCAAAACCAACCGAAAGCCAGGCTTGAAGTTTGCCGGAATGATGCAATACGAAATAGATGATCATGACGGCAAAAACCTTACCGTTGGCTTGATACCAAAAAGACGCGGCGGCGATAAATGGGCAAAGCGGTTTAAAGACTGGCAGGAAGCCGGAAACATCGACACAAGCATTTACCCGCGAACATCTGCAAAAAGCATGTTCAATTATTTTAAAGCGCTCGGAATGCCCATAACAAAAGCGCCTGCCAGACCACAGCGCGACATTATCGGTAAAATTGAAACCCGCGAAAACCCTGTCGCAATGTTTGAAAAATTCTTTCTTGAAAGGTTGCTGAAATGATTACCGGCTATTGCCTCTGCAGAAACCTAATCAAAGCCATTGCCAACTATGCGCCGTTGCAGGATTACAGCGCAAACAAATTCGGCAAGCAGCCTAAATTCTTTTATGCCGTCGACGAAACAGACCCACCAAGCAAAGACGACGCGCCATTCATCGCGCTTTGGCAAGACACCATAGACTTTTCAGAACCTACGACCATCATCAGACCGCTAAATGTGGGCTGCGTGGTGTTAGACACAGAAACCGAATCAGATGATTTTATAGACAAGGCTTACAAAGGCTTTGACACTATCGAAACCTTTGAGCGCCTTGTATTCGACGCTATTGAATGCTACGCCGACGAAGCTGAAGTTGATGTAAGCATCATCGACAGCGGAGACGCCCAATTTAAGCACTATTACCCG